TATACATCGACCCATATGCTGCTAACCTGACTTCTGCTAACGCAACTCCAGGTAACCAGTACTATGTTGTTGGTTATAAGGGTACTTCCCCATATGATGCTGGTCTGTTCTATTGCCCATACGTTCCTCTCCAAATGGTTCGTGCCGTTGGTGAGAACTCCTTCCAGCCTAAGATTGGCTTTAAGACCCGTTACGGTCTTGTTGCTAACCCATTCGCAGAAGGAACCGATCAGGGTCTCGGACGCCTCAGAGTTAACGCTAACCGCTACTACAGAAGAGTAGCTGTTAAGAACCTCATGTGATCTAAATCACATAAATTATCAGGGACCCCAAAAGGGTCCCTTTTTTATTCTAAATATTTAAAAAAAAATGGCAAGAGCAACTGAGATAGAAAATAGAAATTTTCTGTCGCCAACAGGATTTAAGTTTACATTAACTAGAACTCCAAAAGTATCTTTTTTCTGCAATGAAGCAAATATTCCAGATTTAAACTTAGGTATTGCAAATCAACCAACATACCTTAAGGACATTGATATTCCTGGAGACAAAATTCAGTTTGGAGATTTTAATCTCAGATTTATTGTTGACGAAAATCTTGAAAACTATATGGAGATACAAAATTGGATGAGAGGATTGGGTTATCCAGAGTATCTTGGACAGTTTGGAGAACTTGCTGCTGAAGATACAATAAAATCAAGATTTGTACAGAAAAATCCAAACATATATTCAGATGGAACTCTTCAAGTTTTAACTAGTTCTTCCATTCCCAATTTTCAAGTAGTGTTTAAGGATATGTTCCCATACTCATTACAAACTTTAACATTTGATGCAACACAGACTGACATCCAATACTTTACCGCTGAGGTAAGTTTCAAGTATACTATGTACAATGTAACTACCCTTAGCGGAACTCCTTTATGAGTATTGATCTTGATAAAATTCAGGAAATGTGGGAAAAAGATTCGAAAGTAGATCCAGATAATTTACACACAGAATCTTTAAATATCCCTGTTCTTCATGCAAAGTATTTTGATTTATATAATACTATTTTTCTTTTGAGAAAGAAAGCAGAGCAACAGAAAAGAAATATTCGTCATGAGCGATATGAATATTTTTCAGGCAAAGCAGATCCTGAAGTATACATAGAAAATCCATTTCCAAAAAAAATTCGTGACAAAGATACGATGCAAAAGTATCTTGATGCAGATGAAAAACTTTCAACAGTATGTTTGAAGATTGATTACTACGATACAATGCTTGTTTACATTGAAAGCATTCTTAAGATGATTCAAAACAGAACATATCAAATTAAAAATGCGATTGAGTTTATGAGATTTAACTCTGGACTGGGGTAAATAAATACCTGTAGATGAATGGATCTATGTGATTGACACTACAGCAAATCTTGTTATTTCCAAGTCCAACGAAGTATTTTTAAAGATTAACACGGAACCTCATATTGAATATGAGCTAAGAGATCATTTCAAGTTTGAGGTTCCTAATGCAAAATTTATGCCCCAGTACCGTGGAAGGAATTGGAATGGGGAAATTCATTTGTTTGATATGAGGTCGAAACAAATTTATGTTGGCCTCTTAGATAAGATAGTATCCTTCTGTAAGCAATATGGATACACTTATAAGTTTGAAGATAACAAATTCTATGGAACTCCCTACGAAGAAAATGAGGAGATCACGTATGAAGGTGTTAAGGGATACATGCAATCTATTTGCTCACATACTCCACGTCAATACCAAATTGAGGGAGTACACGATGCTTTAAAGCATAATAGAAAACTTTTGATATCACCGACTGCCTCAGGAAAATCTCTGATGATTTATTCTCTCGTGAGGTATTATGTAGAAAGGCAGTTAAAAATACTTTTAGTTGTTCCAACGACCAGTTTAGTCGAACAGATGTATAAAGACTTTTTAGACTATGGTTGGGATGCTGATTCATATTGCCACCGTATCTATTCTGGTAGAGAAAAAACAAATGAGTATCCAGTTACAATCACAACTTGGCAGTCTGTATATAAACTAGAACGATCATTCTTTGAAGATTATGATGTAATTATAGGAGATGAAGCTCATTTATTCAAGAGTAAGTCACTTATTGAAATCATGACAAAACTTCATCATGCAAAGTATCGTTTTGGATTCACTGGGACACTTGATGGAACTCAAACTCATAAATGGGTTTTAGAGGGACTATTTGGCCCATCATACAAAGTCACAAAAACTGATGAGTTAATGCGACAAGGACATCTTTCTCAGTTGGATATTCAATGCCTTGTTCTAAAACACTCACCACAAAAGTTTGAAACTTATGAGGATGAGATACAATATTTAATCTCTCACGAAAAAAGAAATAACTTTATTAAAAATCTTGCATTAGATTTAAAAGGAAATACTCTTGTTCTTTTCAGCAGAGTAGAATCTCATGGTGCAATACTCTATGAAAAGATAAATACTAATAAGAGTGATGATCGTAAAGTATTTTTTGTTCATGGTGGAGTGGATGCTGAAGAGAGAGAATTGGTAAGAGAAATAACTGAGAGGGAGAACAACGCAATCATTGTTGCCTCTTATGGAACTTTTTCTACTGGTATTAACATTAAGAACCTCCATAATGTTATCTTTGCTTCACCCAGTAAATCGAGAATCCGAAATTTACAATCAATTGGAAGAGTACTTAGAAAAGGAAAAAATAAAACTAAAGCAGTCCTCTACGACATCTCTGATGATTGTACAACTAAGTCAAGAAGAAACTATACTCTAAATCATTTTATTGAAAGAATTAAAATCTATAATGAAGAAAATTTTAACTATGAAATAATCACAATACAACTTAAGACAAATGGGAATTGAAGAAGACTTTTATGCAACAGTAAAGCTTAAGACAGGAGAAGAAATCTTCTGTAAAGTTGCAGCATCAGAAGAAGAGGATAGAACTTTACTTATAGTTACTAATCCTATTATAGTTTCTGAAATCAAAGGCAGAACAGGTGTAGTTGGATATAAGTTAGAACCTTGGCTTAAGACAACAACAGAAGATATGTTCATTATCAATATAGAAGATATTTTGACAATGAGTGAATCTTCTGATATTGAAATGATAATGCTCTATCAAAATTATGTACGTCAGTCTACAAAAGATGGAAGAGAATCAAAAATTAATCGTAGAATGGGATATCTTGCTAATGTCGGTGATGCTAAAGAGATATTAGAAAAGATCTTTAAGAGTAGCTAAATTAATCTTTTTAACCCCGACAAAGGTTATTGTACAGGGTTTTGAATACCTTGTCAAGCATTTATATAAGTGGTATAATTTATACATAATAATGATAAAAACTTATGATAACTACAGCAGTTATGACCAAGAGAAGAAGGTCAGAGCACTACGTCAACAATAAAGAGTTTCTTGCTGCTCTTATTAAGTACCGTGAAGACAAAGAAATCGCAGAGATTCAAGGAAAACCAAAACCTCCTATTCCTCGCTACATCGGAGAGTGTTTCCTGAAGATTGCCAATCACCTTTCCTTTAAGCCAAACTTCGTGAACTACATGTTTAAGGAAGACATGATTTCGGATGGTATTGAAAACTGTGTGCAGTACATCCACAACTTCAATCCAGAGAAGTCTCAAAATCCTTTCGCATACTTCACTCAAATCATTCACTACGCTTTTCTTCGTCGTATTCAAAGAGAGAAGCGTCAGTTAGAAATCAAGAACAAAATCCTTGAGCGTTCTGGATACTCTGAGGTATTTGAGGACAACAACCTTGACGGATCCAACTATAGCGACTACAATAGTATCAAGGATAATATTCACTCAAAACTCCGCTATTGAATGAAAGTCGCAATCATTACAGATACTCATTACGGTGCCCGAAAAAACTCAAAGTTGTTTCACGATTATTTTTTAAAATTTTATAACGATATATTTTTTCCAACACTCGAAGAGTATGGAATTAATAAAGTTATTCATTTAGGAGATGCTTTTGATAGTCGTAAGGGTATTGATTTTTCTGCCTTATCTTGGGCAAAAAATAATATTTTTGATCGATTTCAAGAAATGAGTATTGATGTCCATTTAATTACCGGTAATCACGATTGCTATTACAAAAATACAAATAATGTAAACGCAGTTGATCTTCTTCTGCGTGAGTATAATAATGTGACCGTATATTCAGAACCAACTGAAGTGATGTTGGGCAAACTTCCAACACTTTTTATTCCATGGATTAATCAAGAAAATGAAGCAAACACTCTTAAACTTATTGAAAAGACAACTTGCCCGTGCGCGATGGGGCACCTTGAACTCCAAGGATTTAGAGTTAATAAACAAATCGTCATGGAGCATGGTCTGGAGGGCAAACTATTTGACAAGTTCTCCAGGGTCTACTCGGGACACTATCACACTCGATCAGACAACGGAACGGTCTTCTATCTAGGAAATCCTTATGAAATGTTCTGGAATGATGTGAATGATAAAAGAGGATTTCATATCTTTGATACTGAAACAATCACTCATGAATCTGTAAACAATCCATATAGACTGTTTTACAACATTTATTATGAGGATACTAACTATCAAACTTTTGATACTCGTGAATATGAGAACAAGATTGTAAGAATCATTGTTCGCAAAAAAACAGATACTAAAAAGTTTGAAAAGTTTGTTGATAAACTTTATGCTTCTAATATAGCAGAACTCAAAATTGTAGAAAACTTTACGATTCAAGAATCTGAAGAATTTGAAGCCTTTGAGTCTGAAGATACTCTTTCTATTTTGAATAGATATATTGAGGAGGCAGAAATCAATCTTGATAAGTCAATCGTTCAAAAAATGATTCAAGAAATTTATCAGGAGGCATGTGAACTAATCTAATATGTTTATTCTAACTATCAATGGAAAAGAAACTGAAGGTGCTTATTCCGTGATGGATGATGATGGGGATCAGATTCTCTATCTATTTGAAGAGGAAGATGATGCTGTCAGATATGCTTTAATGTTAGAAGATAATGGGTTTCCTGAGATGCATGTAATAGAGATAGAAGATGATATAATGATAAAGACTTGCGAAATGCATGATTATAGGTATACTATTATTACTCCAAATGACATTGTGATTCCTCCTGACATTCAACATGATTTTATTTAAAACTATTCGTTGGAAAAACTTTTTAAGCACTGGTAATCAGTATACTGAAGTTGACTTTACAAAAAACAGAACCAATCTGATTATTGGTACAAACGGAGCAGGTAAGAGCACGGTTCTTGATGCTCTAACTTTTTCTTTGTTTGGAAAACCTTTTCGCAAAATCAATAAACCTCAACTTATCAATTCTGCGAATGAAAAGGATTGTAAGGTTGAGGTTGAGTTTTCTATTGGCAATGTTGAATGGAAAGTGCTTAGAGGGATCAAACCAGCAGTCTTTGAAATTTGGAGAAATGATGCGGCCTTAGATCAGTCTGCAGCAGTTCTTGATCAACAAAAGTGGTTGGAGCAAAATGTTCTTAAGATGAACTATAAGTCCTTTACTCAGATTGTGATTCTCGGTAGTAGCACTTTTGTTCCTTTTATGCAACTTTCTGCTGCTCATCGTAGAGAAGTGATTGAAGATTTGCTTGATATCAAAATCTTTTCTTCAATGAATACTCTTATCAAAGAAAAAATTCGCTCAGCAAAAGAAGAGATTAAAGTTCTTGAGTTGAAAAAGGAATCTCTTCTTGATAAAGTCAAGATGCAACAAGAGTTCATTGAAGAACTTGAGAATCGTGGTAAAGAAAACATTAAAGAGAAAGAAGAAAAAATTTCGCAACTTCTTTTTGAAGAAAATAACTGGATGAATGTTAACGAAGATAAAAATAAAGAGGTTGATCAACTTCAAAAGTATTTGGAGAAGTACACGGGAGCAACAGATAAACTTCGTAAGTTAGGAAATCTTAAAGGTAAGATTTCGCAAAAAGTATCTATCATTACTAAAGAACATAAGTTTTTTACAGAGAATACGGTTTGTCCTACCTGTACACAGTCTATCGAAGAGGCTTTTAGAATAAATAGGATTAACGACGCTCAATCTAAGGCAAAGGAGTTGCAATCTGGTTATAAAGAACTAGAGGAGGCAATTAAAGAGGAAGAAGAGCGAGAGCGTCAATTCACCGCTCTATCGAAGGAGATCTCAAAATTAACGAATGGCATTTCTCAAAACAATACTAAGATCGCTGGATGTCAGAGACAAATCAGAGATCTTGAACATGAAATTCAAGTTCTTACCCAGAACCTTGCAAACAGAAATACTGAACATGAGAAACTAGAATCCTTCAAAGACAACCTAAAAACTACATACGACGAGCTCGCTTCTAAAAAAGACACAATTAACTATTACGACTTTTCGTATAGTTTGCTTAAAGACGGTGGAGTTAAATCCAAAATCATTAAGAAGTATCTACCGCTGATAAATCAGCAAGTTAACCGTTATCTTCAGATGATGGACTTCTATATTAACTTCACTCTTGATGAGGAATTTAACGAAACCGTCCAGTCTCCAATTCACGAAGACTTCTCCTATGCTTCTTTTAGTGAAGGTGAAAAAATGAGAATCGACCTTTCACTTTTGTTTACTTGGAGAGAAGTTGCGAGAATGAAAAACTCAGTCAACACCAATCTTTTGATTATGGATGAAGTGTTTGATAGTTCTCTTGATGGATTTGGCACAGAGGAGTTTTTAAAGATTATTCGTTATGTCATTAAAGATGCAAACATTTTTGTCATCTCTCACAAGACAGGACTGGAGGACAAATTTGAAAGTGTCATAAAATTCTCTAAGGTAAAAGGGTTTAGTAGAATGGAACAATAAGATATAAATAAGTATAGCAATTTGAAAGTGTAATAATGGAAAATTACTATACTTATGCCTATCTAAGAGAAAATAAAACACCATATTATATTGGAAAAGGAAAGTGTAAAACTCAAAGACATTTGCATCCAGGACATTATGTTCCTGTTCCACCTGAAGAAAGAATTTTAATATTAAAAAATAATATAACTGAAGATGAAGCAATAAAACACGAAATTTATATGATTTCTTTATTTGGAAGAAAGGATAATAATACTGGAATTTTGAGAAATCTTACGAATGGTGGAGATGGAAAAAGCGGATGGAAAGCATCAAAAGAAACTTGTGAAAAAATAAGTAAATCTTTAATAGGAAAGAAAAGAACACCGGAGCAGATTGAAAAACATAGAACTGCGATGATTGGAAGAAAACTTTCAGAAGAACATAAGAAAAAAATAGGAGAAGGTGGTAGGGGTAAAAAGATGAGCCCTGAAACAATAGAGAAGATGAAAATCGCTGCTAAAAAAAGAGGTAATAGTAGGACCGGAACAAAACATTCTGAAGAAACAAAAGAAAAGATGAGACAATCACACTTAAAAAGAAATAAAGAGACACTTTAAAAACTGGACTACTTGTTTAATTTTTTAATACATAGTATGGTGGTCTGAATCACCCAAGAACAATGCAAGTCCCAAACTGGAAGCACCATTCCAAGAAAGAACAAAAACGAAAACTAAAACCGCAAGCACTGAGGCAAGCAAAAGCACGACTCTCCCAGTTCAAAAAGCGTCACATGGGTCGCCCAAAAGGCGACCTTTCGCTTTATGATGGCCACATACGAAACAAATCCGATGGCAGTCTCTCACGAAATCAAATCCCAACTTGCCAAACTGCTTGCTACTGAAGACCTTGTGGTAGAGCACAAGAAGGTCTCTACTGCTTGCTTTAACGTTCATACTCGCGTCCTGACTCTGCCCTTGTGGGAAAAGGCAAGTGGTCTAGTGTATGACCTTCTCGTGGGGCATGAGGTTGGACACGCACTGTTTACCCCCGATGAGGATTGGACTGAGACTGCAAAAGTTCCTCCACAGTTTGTGAATGTGGTTGAGGACGCTCGTATTGAGAAACTGATGAAACGTAAGTATGCTGGTCTTGCCAAGACTTTCTTCAATGGTTATAAAGAACTGAATGAGGAAGATTTCTTTCAGGTTGCTGATGAGGACGTTTCCACTTTCAATCTTGCTGATCGTGTAAATCTTTACTTCAAGGTTGGGAACTTTCTTGCTCTTGATTTTACTCCCGAAGAGAAAGAGATCGTTGACCTGATTTCTGCTTCTGAAACTTTTGCAGATACTCTTATTGCTGCTGAAGAACTTTACAAGTATTGTAAAAAAGAAAAAGAACAGCAACAAAAAGTTTCTGACTTTGATTCTCACGAGACTCAAGGAAATTCACAGTCTCCTGCTAGTGATTTTGTGGAGACTAATGATTCTTCTTCCGAACAGGAAGGTGAAGGTGATAAATCCTCCGAAAAAGAATCCAATGAATCCTATGGGGGCACTGCTCAAGGTGATGAAACTCCTGTAAAATCTTCTGGAAAAAACGAAGAACCTGAAGTTCGCACTGCAGAATCGCTAGAAGATAAAATTAAAGATCTTGTTGGTAGTGACGAATATGAAAATGTTTATCTTGAGGTTCCTCAAGTAAATCTTGATACTGTTATTGGTAAAAATTCTGAAGTACATAAGGAAATCGATTCTTCTTTTTCTCATCAACAGAAACTTCATAATGAACATGCAGAAAATAAAGGATATACTCCAGCAAATCTTTATAAAGAATCTGACATTGAATTTAAGAAGTTTAAGTCATCTGCACAGAAAGAAGTTAACTACCTTGTGAAAGAGTTTGAATGCCGCAAGGCAGCAGATCAATATGCTCGTTCTTCAACTGCTCGCACTGGTGTTCTTGATACTTCACGGCTCCACACTTACAAGTACAATGAAGATCTCTTCAAGAAAGTTTCTGTGATTCCTGATGGCAAGAATCATGGTCTGGTATTTGTTCTGGACTGGAGTGGTTCTATGTCAGATGTTATGCTTGATACTTGCAGGCAACTTTTTAATCTTGTGTGGTTCTGTAAGAAAGTATCTATTCCGTTTGAGGTTTATGCTTTTACCAATGAGTGGCGGCGGGGTGAGTATGATTATGAGAATGACCGTTATCTTTCCGCAGATCGCACTCCTCATTATGTAAAGAAGGATGGACTTCTGGTTGTAGATGAAACTTTTGCTATGATGAATATTCTTACTAGTAAAGTTTCTGGTAAAGAACTTGAACATCAAATGCTGAATATTTGGCGTCTTGCTTATTGCTTTGGTAGAACTTATCATACTCCTTATACTTACTCAAGTCGTCTTTCTCTTTCTGGCACTCCTTTGAATGAAGCACTAATCACTCTTCATCAAATTCTTCCTAAGTTTCAGAAGGAAAACAAACTTCAGAAAGTTCATTGCATTGTTCTAACTGATGGTGAAGCCAACCAACTTGTACATCACAAAGAAGTTCAACGACGCTGGGATAAAGATCCTTATATTGGAACTGGGTATATTAATCCAATGAGTTCATTTATTCGTGATCGTAAACTTGGTACTACCTATAAGGTTGGATATGGGTATCATGAGTTTACTGATGTTCTTCTAAAAAATTTGAAGGATAAGTTTTCGTCTATGAACTTTATTGGTATTCGTGTTCTTGAAAGTCGTAACTTCAGTCGGTTTGTTCAAATGTATCATTCTCAACTTGATAAGCAGTATGAAAAAATTCGAAATGATTGGAGAAAAGTAAAAAGTTTTACTATTACCAAGTCTGGATATGATGCATACTTTGGAATGTCTGCAACTGCACTTTCCCAGGATACTGAGTTTGAAGTTGCTGAAGATGCAACCAAGTCTCAAATCAAATCTGCTTTTGTGGAATCTTTGAAAACTAAAAAACTAAATAAAAAAGTATTAGGAGAATTTATTTCTTTGGTAGCATGAAGACATTTCAAGAATTTATGGTAGAGTGCTACTCTATCCAAGAAACCTCTTTGAATAGAGTTCGCTCAAAATCAGAAAAGGGCGGAATGGCAATTATGTCTGCACAAAGAGGTGATAAGTCAAAATCAGAAAACAAAGCACGTTCAAGACAACTTGAACGTGATGTTAGAGGTGCTGGTCTTCCAGGACCTACTAAAGTCTCTGGTCGTTATACCGAAAACCCAGGAACACCTCAAGAGAAGAAAGTTGGTGAGAAATCACATGTAGTTTCTTCTGGTAAAATGGGTAAGAGAAAGTTTAAGAAAGCAATTACTAAACTTGGTAAAAAGTATAATCAGGATTCTGTTCTGATTCAAAAGAAACCAAAAGGTTCCGCACAACTAGTTGGAACTAATAAGTCTTGGCCTGGAGAAGGTAAGCGTGTTAAAGTTGGTAAAATGAATCCAGGTAAAACTGGCGAATTTGATACCAAAGTGAAGAACAAAACATTTACTTATGAGGAATATGAAAACTAAATTTCCATTTGAGCACGTAGTAAAATACGACACAAAAGAAGTATGGATTAAGTGTAATAGCAGTACAACTGCTATGGGCATTCCTGCTTTAGTCAACAAATATTATCCTGGTTATACTGGACATATTGCTAGTGAGGAGTACCTAAAGGAACTCAAGAACCAGTTGGTGAACTGACCACTGGGGTCCCAATCGGACCCTTTTTTGGTCTATAATAACGGAGTTGAAACAAAGCAAACGAATGGCACTCTCCTCCGACTACATCCGCACTTCTCTTCAAAACCTGTATGGGAACACCATTACTGGCGCTGATATTCGTGCTTGGTGTGCTCTGAATGATGCTAATTATCAAACTGTTACTAAAAAACTTGATCAGTTTAAAGTTGGCCGCGGTAAATGGAATCTTGAAGTGACGCAACAAAAAGTAGAAGAGATCGAACGTACTTTCCAAGCACCCGCAGTCGTCCCTCCTATCGAACAAAACCTCATTCCTGATAAAGATGATACCTTCGTCAAGTTTGGTAACTTTGGTGATATTAAAAAAATTATTCAATCCCGTATCTTCTACCCTGCGTTCATTACGGGTCTTTCGGGTAACGGTAAGACGTTTTCTGTGGAGCAAGCGTGTGCTCAACTCAAGCGCGAACTTATCCGTGTGAACATCACCATTGAAACTGATGAGGATGACCTGATTGGTGGTTTCCGTCTTGTTAACGGCGAGACTGTGTGGCATAACGGTCCTGTGGTTGAAGCTCTTGAGCGTGGTGCTGTTCTGCTTCTGGATGAGATCGACCTTGCTTCTAACAAGATTCTGTGTCTGCAATCTATTCTGGAAGGTAAAGGTGTGTTCCTGAAGAAAATTGGTCGCTTTGTGAAACCTGCCTCTGGTTTCAATGTAGTGGCCACTGCAAATACCAAGGGCAAAGGTTCTGATGATGGCCGTTTTATCGGCACCAATGTGCTCAATGAGGCATTCCTTGAGCGTTTCCCTGTGACCTTTGAGCAGTCCTATCCTGCTCCCAGCACCGAGCAGAAGATCCTAGAAGGCATTGCTCTGGACTTGCAGGTGGAAGATCGTGACTTCTGCAAGCGCCTGGTAGACTGGGCAGATATCATCCGCAAGACCTTCTACGATGGTGGTATTGAGGAAATCATCAGCACCCGTCGTTTGGTTCACATCATTCGTGCTTACAGCATCTTCCAAGACAAGGCA